TCCAGCCCAAGATTGGCTTCAAGACAAGGTATGGTATGGTTGCAAACCCATTCGTTGTAGCTGCTAATGGTACTCCTGACGCTGAGGCATTGACTCACGCAAGGAACCAGTACTACAGAAGGGTTCGCGTTGCAAACCTAATGTGATATTCGGTCACGATATCAAGATCAAAGGGGAGCTTCGGCTCCCCTTTTTTTATTAAATATAGTATGCTATAATAGTAACTATAAGGTTCGACACATGAACGGTAGATTAGACAAGGTTACAATGACTCACAAGTTGATCCGTTTAAAGCAGGAGTTGAAAGACAAATGTGATAGAGGAGAAATGGGTGAGTGGGAATGCATAGGTGCTGATAAGTATCTTAATAGATCCCTAGATGTCCTAGAAGAATACTACATGTAATGATACAAGAAACCGATTTCAGATACAGTACAGAGAAAATGAAACTTCGAGCTCAAGCTTTGAAGATCCTCATGAGTCATTTTGGTGAGGAGACTTATGGTGATTATCCGAATAGAGCAATCTATGAGTGTGCTAATGATTGGTGTGAAAAACAAGTAACCACTAATGGTCTTGTTAATTATTATAAGGCATACTACAGTAATGGAAACTATTGATCCTGGTAAAATATTTTCGATGAATCCAAATTATTGGAACATCAAGGAAAAGAAAATAGGTAGGTCAGAGAACAGGATCGTTGTAGTACATAATTTTTTTGAGAATCCTATTGCAGTAAGAGATTACGCACAATCACTTTCGTATGTTAATACGATAGAAGGTGAGGTAAGTGGAACACCAGGATTCATTCATAGGATAGGTAATGGTATATCAATTTTACAAGAACCAATTGTAAAACTTATTATGCATTCCTTTAATGCTAGTAATGATTTTCTAGTAAAGTGGGATAAGAATAAGTATACCTTTCAATCATATGATCCTTTAAAATCAGTCAGGGTAATGAGTCTGCATCCTCATATTGATAATATGAGATATGCTGCTGTTCTTTCATTGAATAAAGATGATGAATATATTGGAGATGATAATGGAACAGCATTTTGGAGACACAGTACTAGACAAGAAGAATACATCTGTAGTGATCATAACTACCGTGCTAAACGGATGGTGAATAGACCACCAGTGTATGTAAAATTAGATCCTTCCGCACATAATTTTGACGAATGGACTAGATATCATATAGAACAACACCACTTTAACAGTTTAATACTATATGAAGGTAACATGTGGCACTCTCCATATTTTACCGCAACCAAGTGGACAACTAACCGTTTAACTTTCAACGCATTCCTAGATTGATGGAGAACCTTAACCTAACAGTACTGTCGATAATAGTTGTAGCGTCATCGAGCTTGCTTTTAGTTGTGATTTGGGGTATACTAAGTATTAAAAGTTTGTTAAAGGAACGTTCCATAATAAAAAAGTTTGAACGCATGAAAAAAATGGCTCGTGGTATATGGGATGAAACAGACGATTAAGAGGAAGACTATGGATAAACACGACATTCCCTTTATAGGAGATTTTTATACAAAGGCAGAAGTAGATGCAATGGTTGCCGCTGCCCTTGATGAAGCTCGTGCTATTGATGAGAAGTCTATGGCAGAGCATAATTTCAAAGCAACTATCATCAGTATGATCCTCGGATTCATTTGTCTTGCTTTATTCCTTGACGGTACATTAAGATTGTTAGGAATTATACCACCTTTCATGGATATAGATATAAGTATAGTTGATAAGATTGCTGAGAAAGTAGAGACAGAAGTTCTACCTTTAATCAATCAGGCAAAAGGATATATACCCAGAATATGAACCCCTTAACTGATCTGCTTTTTACTATTACATGGTTTGTATTATTGGTATGGGCATTCAGAACAATGGCAAGAGGGTGGAATATGGAAGAACAAGAACCTAATAAGATAGATCTATCTCATCCAGAAATGAGAGACCTAAAGGATGGTGATGAACTACTAGTTGTAAACTTTGGTGAAGTAGAACCACAGGATCCTTTATACAAGTCAATGAAAGATCGTATTGATACTTTAAGGCAGGATGATGTGGATGACGAGGATGATGACGATAACGATGGGGATGTGCCAGCTAGATTAGTGGGTGCTCCTAAGTAGACAAAATTCAGAATTGCTGTTATAATATCTAAATACAGTTACTTATTCTGGAGGCTGCCATGTCTACTAATGTTAAGTTCACAAAGAGTTTTGCCGAGTATATTAGGGAAGAGTTAAAGTACTACGATGAGCATCCAGAAGAAAAGGATCCAATAGAGGCACACTCTAATGAGATGGTTTCATATGAGGTGGAATATACAACAGGCGAATAATGGATTATAAAACTTCAGGAGTTGATATAGAAGCAGGTAATGCTTTTGTAAATAAACTCAAAGCCAAAGCCCCTTCTATAGGTGGCTTTGGTGGTATGTTTAAGGTTCCTCCTGACTACGAGGAACCTATTTTAGTATCTGGTGCTGATGGTGTTGGAACTAAAATGAATATAGCAAGGGTATTTAATGACTATACTACTATTGGTATAGACCTTGTTGCTATGTGTGTTAATGATGTGATTACATCTGGTGCTAAACCATTATACTTTTTAGATTATGTTTCTACTAAGAAGATAGATGAGAATGTTGCTGACATTATGGTTGGCATTCTTAAGGGGTGTGAGATAGCAGGAGTAGAATTAATAGGTGGAGAAACTGCTGAACATTTCAGACAAGGTGATTATGATCTTGCTGGTTTCTGTACTGGTATAGTAGAAGACTATCTAACAATTACTGGTGTAGGTATTAAACCAGGTGATAAGATAATTGGTGTAGCAAGTAGTGGTCTGCATAGTAATGGGTATACTCTCATTAATGATATGCTATGGAGGCATAAGATTTATTATAAAGATACTCCAGAATTAATTACTCCTACACACATCTATTCACCAATGGTTGAAAAACTATTAGGTGAGACTGATTCTATCTTTGGTATGGCACACATCACTGGTGGTGGATTACTAGAGAATGTATCCAGAGTTATTCCTGATGGATTGGAAGCAAGGATAGTGGACAGTTCATGGACTGTCCCAGACATCTTCACAAAGGTTCAGAATAATGGTAACATATCGGATGACGAAATGAAGAAGGTATTCAATCTTGGTATTGGATACTGTTTGATTGTTCACCCAGAAGCAGCCAATGATATAGTGCAAATTATAGATGAGGACTGCTGGATTATTGGTGAAATAAATACTAAAACTTAGGATGTAACAAATGGCACAAGAAACTATTAAATTTATCATCCGTCAAGATGGTATGGTAACAGAAGAAGTCATGGGTGTCTATGGAGATGCTTGTGAGAGATTAACAAAGCGTGTTGAGGATGCCTTAGGTCATGTACATTTCACGCAAGAGACATCAGATCATTATGTAACCCCAACTGTAACGGAGCAACAAAATGTCACACTTTAGTACCATTAAAACTCAGTTAAAGAATAAGGAGACATTATTAGAAGCATTAAATCTTCTACAGTGTAATGTTAAAGAGAAGCAGGATCTAGTTATAGAGAACCCATCTCATGCAGAAGATCATCCTGTTATGAATGCTTGTATTGGAGTAGCACCTGACATTGGGTTCTGTTGGAACGAACATACAGGTAGTTATGATCTATATTCTGATGAGCAGACATGGAGTTTACCTACTCCACCTTCTAGGTTTATTGATAAGGTAACTCAGCAGTATGCGAGGATGACTGTTCATAATACTATGAAGGAAGATGGATGGCAGGTAGCAGAAGAATGGGAGATGGATGATAACTCTATCGAGTTAACTCTTACAAGATGGACTTAGATGATAGCAAACATTCTAAAAAATAAATCCAAGGAGTTAAGGGAAGCAGGTATACCACTACCCAAAACAAAACAGGAAGCCATTGCTTTAGGTACAACTAGATTTGTACCTGAGGATGGTATAGAAAGAGTGTTAAGACAATATGGATCCAAGAAATTTCCTAATGGATCCATAGAATTAGCATCAAGTCGTAAGAGGAATGTAGGATGTTCTCATCCTAAACGGAAACATCGCATACAATCCCAGACTGATCCTAATGTAGATAAGCAAGCATACGCAGAGATTTGTGCAGATGCTGCTTTTAATGAATGCGAAGCACATCATATTATGCCGTTGGCAAGATGCCAACCAATGTTTGAGGGTAAGACAGAAGAAGAACGACAAGCAATAAGAGATAGAGATGCTAAATTTGGAATCTATTATGGTAATGACGCACGAAATATAATGGTTCTGGATTGGCGTACACACAAAGAAGTACACGAAGAGTATAATGCTCTTGACAGACACTTGAAAATGTTAGACAATGTATCAAGCACTACCACCAGAATTACATATCAAGGATAGTCCTATTGCAGGGCAAGGTATCTTTGCTAGAGAAGATATAGATGCTATGATGTATCTTGGTATATCTCATGTGGTTGTGGATGAAACTATCTACAGAACTCCTCTTGGTGGATTCATAAATCATTCAGAAGATCCTAACTGTATCAAGTGGGAAGAGAAAGGATTGTATTATATAAAGACTCTAAGAAAAATACACAAAGGTGAAGAACTCTTTTTGAAGTATACTTTTTATAAGATAAATAAAGTATAGCTTGGGAAGTTGGCATGGCGGCTAATTGGTATAAAGAACAACCAACAAATAGAAATTTTTTAAACCCTATTGGTTTCCAATTAAAGTTGGAAAAGTTTGCAGGGGTTGATTTCTTTTGCCAATCTGCTAATGTACCTGATATTTCAATGCCAGTAACTGATGTACCATCACCATTTAGGTCATTGCCTATAGTTCCTGGTGGTGGAGTAGAGTTTGGAGATCTTAGTGTAGAGTTTATTATTGATGAAGATCTTAAAAACTATATGTCTATTCATAAATGGATAAGGGCAAATGGTAGGGCAGACTCTAATGATAATACTCCACCCAAAGATGAGTATACTCAGGGTCAGTTACACATTTTAACTTCATCATTTAATCCAGCATTTGTTGTAGACTTTAGGAATATATTTCCTATGAATTTGACATCGATGAACTTTGATGCTAAAGTTAGTGATGTAGATTATATCACAGCATCAGTAACATTCAAATTCCAAGAGATGTTTATTCGTGATAAGAACTTTACTAATATTTCATGAACTTTGAAACTCTTCGTAATAAATTTGAGAAATTAAGAGAAGACTGGACAGAGGATAGTCATGTAGACTTCCAGTTTAAGAACAAAGAATATAGTGCTGACCTAGCACAGATCGCATTAGACATCCCCTTCTGCCATAATAAATACTTAAACCACTACACTGATATATCTCAGATTAAAACCTCACTTGAGTTTGAAATTCGCAAACTTATTAGAGAGAAGCGTGAATACTATGGAGGAGAAGCTGACGCAAAAGTCTATGCTGAAAAACCTTTTGGTAGTAGGATCTCAACTCAAGATAAGATGAAAGTCTATGTAGAGTCTGATGATGAAGTCATCAACCTAGAAGCGAAAATCAAATACCTAGATCAAATGCTTTATTGGTTAGATCAGGTAATGAAACAAATATCAAATAGAGGTTTCCAAGTCAAGAGTGCTATTGAGTGGGAGAAGTTTATTAATGGACAGTGATGACAAACCTCTCAGTCAAGAAGAAGAATGAAGTATACATTACTATTCATTCTGAAGAAGAGCATGTCCATAAAGAATTAGCAGACTACTTCACATTTGAAGTACCTGAAGCAAAGTATTTAAAAAAGAATCCTAGGTATAGGTATTGGGATGGTACTATTCGTTTGTACTCACCTGGTACTGGTGCATTGTATCATGGTCTAGTTAATAAATTACATGCGTGGGCTGATGAGAGGCAGTACCAGATAGACTATGAGAAAGATGAGTGGTATGGAGATGTATATGAGGAAAATGATTTTGTCTCACCTAGAGGTGTCAAATTCTTCATGGATAAAATATCCAAAATAAAACCTCGTGACTACCAGTACAAGGCAGTCTACGAGGCTATAAAGAATAATCGTAAGCTTTTACTTTCTCCTACGGGGTCTGGGAAGTCTCTTATGATCTACTCCATAGTCAGATACTATGCTGCCACCGCAAAGAAGATACTTATAATCGTCCCAACTACTTCCCTTGTGGAGCAAATGGTCAACGACTTCGTTGACTACGGATGGAGTGCGGATGCTCATGTTCATAAGATATACAGTGGTAAGGATAAGAATACAGATAAACCAGTTATAATATCTACTTGGCAATCTATTTACAAATTTCCTAAGAGATACTTTGATGATATAGATTGTGTCATTGGTGATGAAGCACATCTATTCAAGAGTAAGTCACTAACTGGTATAATGACTAAGTTACATAATGCCAAATATAGATTTGGTTTTACTGGAACTCTTGATGGGAGTAAAACACATAAGTGGGTACTTGAAGGATTGTTTGGTGATTGTAATCGTGTCACCAAGACAGATGATTTAATTAAACAAGGTCACTTATCCAAATTCAGGATCAAAGTTCTCTTGTGTAAGCACCCTCCTCAGTATTTAGATAATTACCAAGATGAGATAGACTATCTTGTAAGTCATGTTGGTAGGAATAACCTGATCAAGAATCTAGTTAAAGATCTAGAAGGAAATACCCTAGTACTCTTTAATTATATCGAGAAACATGGAGAACCGCTATTTAATTTAATAAATAATTCCATATTGGCTCCGCGTAAATCTTTTTTCGTACACGGAGGAACCGATGTAGAAGACCGAGAACAAGTACGACAAATTACGGAGGAAGAACATAATGCTATCATCGTTGCGTCCTATGGGACTTTTTCTACTGGCATCAACATTAAGCGTTTGCACAATATCGTCTTTGCAAGCCCATCCAAATCACGGATCAGAAATCTCCAGTCCATCGGGAGAGTTCTTAGAAGAGGAGAGGGAAAGGACATTGCCACACTCTATGACATCGCAGACGATATTGGTGGACAAAATTATACATTAAAACATCTAGACCAAAGAGTTACGATCTATAATGAAGAACAATTCAAATACGAAGTCATCAGAATCAACCTCAAATAATATGGAAGAAGATTTTTATGCTACAATAAAATTATCTTCTGGTGAAGAGATCATAGGAAAAGTATGTTATCTTCCTGATGAAGATAAGGTACTTATCGATAGACCCCTATTGGTTGAAGTTGCTAAAACTAAAAAAGGTAATGTCGAAGTATCTGGATTCTCTTTGAAAGAATGGATCAATGCAACCTTTGAAAATATGTTTATCATTGATAAGTCCAGTGTTATCACCATGTCTGAACTAGAAGATAAGATTGCAGAGTTCTATGTTATGACATGTCAGAGAATTGATGCTGGTAAAACAGCTGGGCATGGTGGTCATAAACTCCCTAGAGCTTCGGGGTATCTAGGGTCAATCGCTAAAACCAAGAATACTTTAGAGGATATCTATAAGAAGAGCTAAGGGCCTAACCTCCTCTTGAACCCTGACAGAGTTATCCTACTGACATTTTATGGTTTTGTCAAGCCCCTTTACAAAAATCATTCTGCGTGCTACACTTATGTGAGGTAGAAGAATGAAATAATGGCATCTACAATGGCAAGAAAAAAAACTGAGTACTACGTTAATAACAAAGAGTTTCTTGCTGCTATCACAGAGTATAGACACTTAGTCATTAATGCTCGTGAGAACGATAAACCTCGTCCTCGTGTACCCAATTATATTGGTGAATGTTTTTTAAAGATTGCTACACATCTATCATATAAACCAAACTTTGTCAATTACATGTTCCGTGAAGATATGATCTGTGACGGAATTGAGAACTGCTTACAGTACATTGATAATTTTGATCCAGAGAAATCTAAGAATCCTTTTGCTTATTTCACTCAGATTATATACTATGCTTTTTTAAGACGAATTCAGAAAGAGAAAAAGCAGTTAGAGATCAAGAGTAAAATTTTAGAGAAGTCTTCTTATGATGAGGTGATGCACACCGATACATATGATGGTAGTATGTCAGGTATGAATGCTTCCTATGCTGACATGGGTAGCATCAAAGAAAACATTGAAACTAAAATGAACCGATGAATTTTTTGGAAGTACAATTAGCAGTAATAAGAAAACTAAGAGAATTATACCCAAATTCTAAAGCGGTATATATTATTAAAACAACCCTCCTATGAAGATAGCAGTCATTACTGATCAACACTTAGATGGTCGTAAAGGTTCGCTACCTTTTTGGAATTTCTGGCAGCAATTTTATGATGAAATCTTTTTCCCTACTCTTAAAAAGGAGGGTATCACCACCGTCTTTGATCTTGGCGACACATTTGATAATCGAAAGTCTCTGGATTATAATACTCTGGCGAGGATTAAAACTCATTATTTCGACAGACTTAGAGGGATTGATGTACACATGATTCTAGGGAATCATACGACTTATTATAAAAATACTAATCGTATCAATTCTCCTGAGTTATTATTGGAACAGTATGATAATATAAAAATATATACGGAACCAACTGAAGTTAAGTTTGGAAGTAAAGAGTTTTTAATGCTTCCTTGGATTAACTCTGGTAACAAAGATATATCAATGGAGTCACTTGAGAATTCAAATGCATCTATTTGTTGTGGACATTTAGAAATAGATGGCTTTGAGGTTACTCCAGGAATGAAGTTTGATCATGGTGGATTCGATCCATCTACATTCAAAAGGTTTGATCGAGTATGGTCTGGACATTTCCATCACAGATCTAAGAAAGGAAATATTCAATACCTAGGTAATCCATACCAGATGTTCTGGAATGATTATAAGGATCAAAGAGGATTTCATATCTATGACACTGAGACCGATAGGTTAAAGTTTGTCAAAAATCCATTTGAAATCTTTGACAAAATATACTACAATGATATAGATAACGACTATAATAAAGTTGATACCTCTTATTATACTAACAAGTATATAAAGATTATTGTAGAAGAGAAGCGAGACTACCAAATGTTTGAAACATTGGTTGATCGTTTATACAACAGTGGATCACACGATGTCAAAATAGTAGAAACATTAGTTTCTGAAGATGATAAAGAAGATCTAGATATATCTACTAAGGATACATTGACACTACTCAATGAATACATTGATGAGGTGGAGATGACCGTAGATAAAACTTCTTTAAAAAACTTAATGCGAACCCTATATATTGAAAGCTGTGAGGTAGTATAATGTTTATCGTGACACTGGAAGATAAACCAGAGGCACTATATTCAATCTTCGGTGAAAAGGATGAGAGGGTTATACCTTTATTTCTTGAACATGATGATGCTGAGAGGTATCTTTTAATGTTAGATGAAGCAGAAGACTATCCAGAAATGCAAGTTATTGAGATGGAAGACCATGTTATAATAAAGGCATGTCATGACAGAGGGCAAAGTTTTACCGTGATCACACCTGATGATTTATTGATACCACCTGATGATAGAGAATGATAACTTTTAAAAAGGTTCGTTGGAAGAACTTCTTGAGTACAGGAAATGTATTTAATGAAGTAGATCTCCAAGGGGCTCGAACAAATTTAATTGTTGGCACTAATGGTGCTGGTAAGTCAACCATCTTAGATGCGTTGACCTTTTCTCTCTTTGGGAGATCTTTTAGAAAAATCAGTAAGAGTATGCTGGTTAATAGTGTCAATGAGAAGGACACTATAGTTGAGATAGAGTTTGGTATCGGTAAAAACAATTATCATATCACTCGTGGTATTAAACCATCTAAGTTTGAAGTATCTTGTAATGGTAAGTTATGGGATCAGGATTCAAAGGCAGTAGATCAGCAGAAGAATCTAGAACAGAATGTATTGAAGATGAACTTCAAGTCATTTACACAAATTGTAGTGTTAGGATCTAGTACCTTTGTTCCTTTTATGCGTTTGCCTGGCACACAACGCAGAGAGATCATTGAAGATATTCTTGATATTCAGGTATTCTCTGTAATGAATCAGAGGTTGAAGGATAAGGTTAGAGATAATAATGAAGAAACAAAGGATCTTGATTATCAGATTACTATACTAGAGGAGAAAATAACTCTTCAGAAGAAGTATATGTTTGAGATGGAGAAGAAAAATAAAGAAGAAGCAGATAAAAAGAAAGAAAAGATTAAGGAATTGAAAGAAGAAGAAGAGGAAAGTTCAGAAAATATTCACAAACTCACAGAAGATGTGGAAAAACTATCCAAACAGATGGAGGAGTTATCAAATTCTAAAAATAAACTTAAGAAATTAAATCAATTCCTAACAAAGATACAGACAAAGCTTGCGACATGTGAAAAGGAACATGGATTCTTTGTTGATAATCATGTGTGTCCTACATGTACTCAGGTTTTAAGTGAAGAGTTTAGAGAAGATAAGATAAAGGAAGGTGAAAGTAAAGTAGATGATTTACAGATAGGGTTGGATGATCTTAATAATGCTATCGAGAAAGAAGAGAAGAGAGAGACTGAGTTTGTGAGACTATCAAAGGATGTTCTTGATCTTAATGCTTCTATTACTCAGGAAAATTATCAGATTACAACCATACGAAAAGGCATCAGTGATCTAGATAATGAGATTAAAGATCTTCAAGGCTTAAATCCTGACAAGAAAGGAGAATTTATTAAGCTAGAAGGCTTAATTACAGACAAGAAGGACTTGAAGGGTACTCTTAGTTCTACTAGAAAAGAGAAAGATACTTTACTAGCAGCATCTCAACTACTCAAGGACAATGGAATTAAGACTAGAATCATCAAGACTTATCTTCCTGCTATGAATCAATTGATTAATAAGTATCTTCATAGTATGGATTTTTATGTCAATTTTACCCTTGATGAGAACTTTGAGGAGATAATAAAGTCTAGATACCGTGATGTGTTTTCTTATGACAGCTTCAGTGAAGGAGAGAAAGCTCGCATTGATATTGCTTTGTTGCTTACTTGGCGTTCTGTTGCTAAACTTAAGAATTCAGTAGACACAAACCTTTTAATATTAGATGAAATCTTTGACGGCTCGCTTGATCAATCTGGTTCTTCTGATCTTGGTTGGATCTTACGCAATTTCGATGATAGCACTAATGTATTTGTCATAAGTCACAAGGAGGCTATGAATGACAAGTTCGATAGAACCATTACTGCTGAGAAAGAGAAGAACTTTTCCATCCTTAAGGAGACAGTTAACGAAGTGACACATGCACTGATCGGTTGACCCATTTCTTTGTTATCATAGGTACATCAGCAAAAGAAATGAATGTCCCAACAGGAAATTAAAGGAAATCTCGCAAGACTTCTAGCAACAGAGAACCTAGTAGTTGAGCATCGTAGTGTACCCACTGCACAGTTTAATGTGGACACTAGAGTATTGACCCTACCTAACTGGGATAAAGCAAGCAGCATTGTATATGATATGCTTGTTGGTCATGAGGTTGGACACGCACTGTTCACACCTAATGATGATCCTAGAGATTTTAAAGCACCTCAATCTTATGTTAATGTTGTTGAGGATGTAAGAATTGAGAAATTAATGAAGCGTAAGTATCCTGGTCTTCGTAAGAGCTTTGCTGGTGGTTACTCTGAACTCAATGCATTAGATTTCTTTGAGATTGAAGATGAGGATCTAACAGAGTTTAGTTTGATTGATCGTATTAACTTACACTATAAGGTTGGTGCTGCTGCTCTTATTCCTTTTCAAGAGGAAGAGAAAGTATTTGTAACACGTGCAGAGAACACTGAAACATTTGAAGAAGTCTTAAGCCTTGCTGAAGATATTCAGATATTTGTAGATGCACAGAAAGAGGCAGAGGAACAGATTCAACAAGCACCTTTGCCCAGTAATGGATCAGGTTCAGGAAACCGTCCTGATCTAGGTGATGATGATACTGAATATGAAGAGTCAGAAGAGTATCAGTCAACAGGACAACCACAACAAGGTCAAGGTGAAGGTGCTGATTTAGATACACCTAGTTTCTCTGGTGGAGAACGTGGTGGTGAGCATCATGAAGAAGGTAGCACTCAAGAGAAGTTTGATAGGAAAGCACAACAGTTATCACAACCACCTAGGTTTGGTAGGGAGATAACTTATGTTGAGATTCCTGATAAGGTTAATCTTGATAAGTTTATTGTTGACTGGAAGGTTGTTCATGATTGGATTGATGAGTGTGCAGGTGAATGTGATATACCTTCTGATGGTCATAAGTGGTGTGAATATTATGAAGATGTAGATCAGCACTATCGTGAGTTTCGTAACGAGAACAAGAAAGAAGTTAATTATCTTGTTAAAGAGTTTGAGATGAAGAAGTCTGCTGATGCATATGCAAGATCTTCTACAGCAAGAACTGGTGTATTAGATACAAAGAATCTTCACACATACAAGTACAATGAAGATCTATTCAAGAGAATAAACATCGTACCTGATGGTAAGAACCACGGCATGATCTTTGTTCTTGATTGGTCAGGTTCTATGCAGTATGAAATACTTGCTACTGTTAAACAGTTACTTAACCTAACTGCATTCTGTAAGAAAGTTCAGATTCCATTTGAAGTATATGCTTTTACTAATGAGTGGCAAGTAGCACAACGTGCAATTGATAGTGGAGAAGGAGTTGATCATTATTATGGATGGTATGGAAATAGCAGAGAAGATAGAGGAATAGAAAGACATAAGATTCACTTAAATGAAGGTGGATTCCATATGGTCAACTTTGTTTCTTCTCGTTCTAATCCTAAGGATTATGATAGACAGTGCAGAAACTTCTTTAGAGAAGCTTATGCTTTTGGTAATAAAGTTTCTTATCGTCCTACACATGGATTGAATCTTTCTGGAACTCCATTGAATGAAGCAATTGTTATGCTTAACTATATCATTCCTCAGTTCAAAAAACAGAATGATCTTCAGAAAGTAAATGCTTGTATTCTAACTGATGGTGAAGCAAATAGTATTTCTTATGGTTGTCTTGTTGAAAGAGAAGATCGTGAGGATTATATGTGTGCTCGTAGTCTTGATTATGGTTATGTTCAATTAAGAGATCGTAAGACTGGTAGAGTTTATAATCAGATGGATGGCTATGCTAATTCTACTACTACATTTATTGAACAGGTTCGTGATAGAAATCCTGGTGTAAGTGTAATCGGTTTCCGTTTACTTCCTGCTAAGAGACTATCTGAATTTGTTGCTAGATTTGCAACTCATTCACATTATGAAGAAGTTCAAAAGGAATGGAGAAAGCAGAAGTCTGCTATTCTTCCAGAACCAAAAGGATATAGTGCTCTCTATGCTATCTCTTCAAAAGATCTTGAAGATGATACTGAGTTTGAAGTGGAAGAGTCTGCAACAAAAGCACAGATTACTAGAGCATTCAAGAAGATGCTTAAAGGTAAGTCAACTAACAAGAAGCTTCTTACTTCATTCGTTGACCAGATAGCATGACAGTTGGGGAAGTGTCCACAACTTCCCCATTACCCAAAACATTACCCTATACTATATTCATACAAAACAAAAAAGAAATGGCTTTCCAACCTAAATTTACAAATGAAGATCTGATTAGTTTTCTATCAAAGGATGGAGAAACAGTAACTAGCGATCAGGTCAAAAGTGCTGCTGAACACTTTGGTGTAAGACCACAAAGTGTTGCCAAAAGAATTAATAAACTTCCACAGTTCCAGAAAGTTACACGTGGAATATGGAATTTATCTGTAGCAGAGAAGCTAGAGCGAGTCTATGAAGGACTTCCTGCTATTCCTGCCATAGAGCAAAACCTTATTCCAGATAAGGATCCAAACTATGTACCGTTTGGTAACTTTACTGATGTTAAGAAGATCATTCAGTCTTCTATGTTCTATCCTACATTCATTACTGGATTGTCTGGTAATGGTAAGACACTTAGTGTAGAGCAAGCATGTGCTGCTGTTGGTAGAGAATTGATTAGGGTAAACATTACGATAGAGACAGATGAAGACGATCTTATTGGTGGGTTTCGCCTTGTTAATGGCGAAACGGTCTGGCACAATGGCCCAGTCGTTGAAGCACTTGAAAGGGGATCAATCTTACTTCTGGATGAAGTGGACCTTGCATCTAATAAGATACTTTGTTTACAGTCCGTCCTAGAAGGTAAGGGTGTATTCCTTAAGAAGATTGGTAAGTATGTTCGTAGAGCACCAGGCTTTAACGTTATCGCAACTGCTAATACAAAGGGTAAAGGATCTGATGATGGTAGATTCATAGGAACTAATGTTCTTAATGAAGCATTCCTTGAGAGATTCGCTTTAACATTTGAGCAAGAGTATCCTACTGTTAAGATAGAGCAGAAGATTCTTGAGAAAGCATCTAGTTCACTTGGTGTACTTGATGAAGATTTCTGTCAGAATCTTGCTAACTGGGCAGACATCATTCGTAAGACATTCCGTGATGGTGGTATAGATGAGATTATTTCAACTCGTCGTTTAGTACACATCGTTCGTGCATTTGCAATATGGAATGATAGACTAAAAGCAATCAAGGTCTGTGTAAATAGATTTGATGAAGAGACTAAGCAGTCTTTCTTGGAACTCTACGATAAGATTGATGCAGACGTAGCTACTGATGTTGTTGTGGGGGAAGAGTCATGATGTAACCTTCCTTCTTTCTTTCCATTAACATTACTTATTTTTTACAATGCCAAGATCATCTACTAGAACAACTAAGGTCTCAAACTCACAACTTAAGGTTGCTGTTAAAGCACTAACTGCATGGACAGATAAGGTTGAGAATGGTGAATTTGAACTTGAACCTGGAACGTATCAAGCATTCAAAGGTGCTCGTGAACACATTTCGTGTGAAGTAGCAAAGCAGAATCGCCGTGAACGTAAGAGAACAATCAATGTTAACATTGTTTCTGATCCAGAAAGACAATCTTATTTAAAGAGGCAGTTTGAACAACAGTACGCTAATGATTAAACAAGGAGATTGTAGATTTATAGGCAGCATCGTTACCCTTGAGGAAGGTGCTGCCAGAGTCCAAGGTGTCCATGATGATAAGATCACTGTAGTAAAACTTGACGGAACTCCCAAAGAGTGTTATTATGAAGAGATACAATACGTATGGACACCTTGAAATATAATGAACAGGAGATCTTGAAAGAGGTCTCAGATTATATCAGTGGGACTTACAGGGGTCATTACAGTCAAGGTGGGGTTCAGACTTTGGACCTCATTGATTCTGTTGGTGACGCAGAAGCATTCTGTAGGTCTAATATTTTGAAATATGCTTCACGGTACGATAGGAAGGGTAATGCACGTAAGGATATTCTTAAGATTATTCACTATGCTGTATTACTCTGCCATTTTAATGATAAGATGGCAGCAGCACAAGCTGCTTCTACTGGAGCTACCGCATTCACAGTTGATTATGACAAGTAAATGACAGTAACATTATCAAAGACTACATTAGATGTCCTCAAGAACTACGCAACGATCAACTCTTCCATCGTATTCAGGAAGGGAAGTACCCTACGAACAATTTCAAACGCAGAGAACATTCTTTCTAAGTTCACTAGCGAAGAAGTATTTCCTGTGGACTTCGCAATATATGATCTCAGTCAGTTTCTTTCTGGCATCACTTTGTTTGACAATCCTTCACTGGACTTCGCCTCTGATGACTTTGTTCGCATTGTTGGCAATGGTAGGTCTGTCAAGTACTATTTTTCTGACCCTGAGATCACCCTTAAGTCAGCACCAGAAAAGAATGTAAACTTTCCTGGTTCAGATATACAGTTTAATCTAACAGAACACGATCTACTTGCGTTGCAGAAAGCATCTGCTGTGTATAGTTTACCTGATCTTAGTGTTCAGTCCAAGGATGGTAAGGTTCAATTAGTTCTTAAGGACAAGGAGAATGATACTAGCAACACATATAAGCAAGCAATTGCTGGTACGTGTACAGGTGATTATTCACTAGATATTAAGATTGAAAACATTAGATTGCTACCAGGTGATTATAGTGTTAAGGTATCTAAGAGCCTTATTTCGGAATGGAATAACACTACATTAGATTTAACTTATTACATTGCGTTAGAACCATGACCCACCATACAAGAGTTGTTCAGATTTCTTTTACTCCAAAGGAGCAAGACCTTCTGAAGATTCTTGATGAGTTGGTAAAGTATGACCTTGCTCCTAATAGGTCTGCTTGGTTCAAGAATCAAATTCGTATGAGATATTACGATTTAAGAGAAAAAGGTATTATGGTTGCCACTGATGAAGAATGATTTTTTATGGGTAGAACGATACCGTCCTACCATTGTTGAAGATTGTATTTTACCTGACAGTATCAAGAATGTATTTCAAGGGTTTGTATCTCAACAAGAGATTCCAAACCTTTTGTTGTCTGGATCTGCTGGTGTAGGTAAGACTACAATTGCCAAAGCTCTATGTGATGAGATTGGTGCATCATACATTATGATCAATGGATCTGATGAGGGTAGATTCTTAGATACTGTTAGGAACAGGATCAGGACATTCGCTTCAACCGTCTCATTGACCTCTGGAGCGTCCCACAAGGTCGTTATTATAGATGAAGCAGATAACACAACCAACGATGTTCAACTGTCTCTCAGAAGTGCTGTGGAGGAGTTTCATAGTAACTGTAGGTTTATATTTACTTGTAACTTTATTAACAAGATTATTGAACCATTACATTCTAGGTGTACAGTTGTTGATTTTCGTGTAAAGAATGGACAGAGTGTATCATTACAAGGTCAGTTCTTTGATAGATTGAGATGGATATTAAAAAATGAAGGTATCACGTTTGAAGACAAAGTTGTTGCTAAGCTCATTAAGCGGTACTATCCCGATTATCGTCGTCTTATTAACGAGTGCCAACGGTACTCTGCAAGCGGATCCATTGACAGTGCTATCCTCGTGGACGTTGCTGATGTTAACCTTGATAGTTTACTTACGGCGTTAGCAAAGAAAGAGTTTACTACAGTTAAGAACTGGGTAGTACAACACATGGACAATGATCCTAGTGCTGTTATGAGAAAGATTTATGATAGTCTTTATGGTGTAT